AGAAAGCCATGTTTCATATGCTAATAGGGATCGATTACTCTATAACCTGCCCCTGCCTCTGTCTTTATGATGAGCGCAAAGAATTTAAATTTAATAATTGTTTTTTCTATTATTTGACCAATACAAAGAAATATGCTGATAAAATTGCCCCAAATATTACTGGGGAATCTTTTCAGGAATATGTTATAGATGTCGATAGATTTGATACTATATCCCAATGGGCTGCTAATCTTTGCATTGGGGCTGCAGATATAGCCGTAGAAGGATATTCATTTGGTTCCAAGGGCCGAGTTTTTAATCTAGCTGAGAATATGGGAATCCTTAAGCACAAGCTTTATAAGCTCGCCATTCCCGTGACCATAATTGAGCCATCCAGAGTAAAGAAATGCGCCACGGGCAAAGGTAACGCTGATAAACAGGCAATGTACGAAGCCTTCACCAAAGAATCAAAGACCGATCTTTTGTCGGTCTTTGATCAGAAAACTTTGAGTAATCCTGTTACGGACGTTATCGACAGTTATTATATTCTGAAGGCAATGATTCAGTCTAAAAATTAACGAACGTAACGGCCAGCATTTCTTCCAGAGTTGTCCAGTCTTTCGTGGAATCTCTTTGGAACTTGACCACTACCTTTAATTTTATCAATTACTTCTTTCCACGCACTACCATTAACTTTGCTGGGTGTCAAAGTGGTGTCCATGGCAATAGAATTTTTTTGTTCGGTCCAGTCTTTGACAATTTTCTTTTTCTTGCAGCTTGGGCACTTTTCCTTTAACGGATTGTCGCATTCGCTCATTTTTAAAAAAACTTCAAATTTATGGTCACATGATTCACAGACAAATGAATAATTAGGCATCTTTTTTCTTTCTAAAAGTAATTAGCATGTTTTCAAATAGAAAACCATAAGATGGCTCTTTAGGCTTTGTTTTGAGTTCCATTTTTGCTTCTTTGGGAGTTCTATTGCCCTTATCAAGATTGCATTTTCTACATGCTGCTACCATATTAACCCAAGAAGAAGCCCCACCTTTAGATCTTGGAGTTACGTGATCCACAGTAGCATCTTTATTGGTCAAGTCCGTACCACAATATTGGCAGCAATATTGATCTCTTCGAAGAATATTTTGTCTTGATGGAGCAGCCTTTTTGTAAGGTAATTTCACATAATATTTTAAAATTAATATTTTTGGAATTTTAACAATTTTAGAAATTGATAAAAGTTCATAACAATCGTTTGAGTCATCGACCCAAACTTTGTCTCTGGTCATAAGTTTATAGGCTTTACTAACGGTAATGATATTCAGGGGCGTATTATCTTGGTTTAACAAGAGTACCTGTTTCTTCATACCTTTTAAGTATTTATGTAAATCTAAATATTTCATATCATGGATAATAAGCAAAATCGACAATTTTATTGGGAAGTCAAGGATTTTATGGGAAAACCTCATTCTCCCACTGCCCCAGCTTCTAAGCCTTCCGACATTCTTTCCAGTGCCAAAAACATTTTGGAACAGAAAAAGACTTATAGGCAGTCGGCTTACAATCCCAATATTACATCATTAAACAATATCAGTCAAGCAATTGTCTCTGGACAGAATGCTAATTCAAAGGGTACACCAAATACCCCTGCTCATGGTAAAAATATTGATGGCAATGCTTTTAGATCTTTGCAAGAAAACACAGAATATGCAGAAAAGCATTATGGTAAAGTTTTATCTGATATTGCTGGAAAGAATCCAAAAGATCTTTCAGCCAAAGATAGTGCAGAACTATTAATGTATAAAATCATGTCAGGCCAAACTGAACGTGATCCTAAAATTTATGGCTATGGACAACAAAGTCAAGAATCTAAAGATAAAGCGGCTGCAATCAAAACCCGTTCAGGAATTGAAGCCAGACAAAGATTTGACGCAGAAAAAGAAACTGGAGCTGATGTAAGTCAAAAAGAAGCCAGATTGACTTCATATGAAGAAATGCCTGTAGAAAAAGTAGCAGACATTTCAAGAGAAGCGTGGGCCAAGGCTAACCCACAAAAAATTTCTCCATTTTATAAAACAACCCGAGGTGATTTTTATACTGCAACTGGAAGAGAATACGATGCTCTTTCCAGAGATGATGTTCAGACTTTTCATAAAATGCAACCGGGAGCGCCAAAAGATTATACAGATTTAAATATTGATTTACCACAATCAATGCAACCATCAAACATATTGAGTTTGTATTCAAAAAAACCCAAGAATAAAACTTTATATGGTGTAATTCCCACAGATACAACAAGTTTAAGTTTTGTTAAAGAAGGTATTTTTGATATGTTGGCAAATACCAATGAACCAACAACTCAACCAAGAATGGATTTAGTTTCAAAACCAAAAGCAAATGAAATTTCACCATTGATTGCCAACCCAACCGTTGAACCCGGAACAAGTGGTTTGGTAAATGGTAAAGAATTAAATGTTGCTCCTCTTTCTACTCCCCCAGAAAGTTTTTCAGACAAAACTGCAGAATCAAATAAACTTGTAAGTGATTCTGGTCAGATTAAACCAGCAACCAAGACTCCTACAGAAACTCCTACATCAGAACCTACAATGACTGGTAAAGATGTTACTAAAAGAGTTTCTTCATTGGAAGATAAAAATAAAATAACAGATCTTGAAACCGATGTGGCCAAGGCAAGAGGAATATCTACAAGCGGCATTGGTGCAGAAGGTACTAGAGAACGTACTCTGGCTTTGAAAGCTAGAGGAGAAAAGATTAAAGATGCCAATCTCGCATTACGTGCAGAAAAACAAAAACAAAAGAATTCATTAACTGGCAGCAACGAAAGCATGGCCTAAATAAACAGGATAAATCATGAACCACTTAACAAATCTATACAGACACCGCGCAGAACAACTTCAAGAACAAGTTAACATGCTTGAAGCCATGTTGAAAGATTTACATGAAGCTACTCCTACCGCACCAAAATATGGTACCGAAAAGCGTCAAAGCGGATCTGGTATGGGTGATTCTGATAAAATGGTCGATTGGACTGGTGGTACCGTAAATGCTAATAAATCTTGGTCTCAAAGCTCGGGTGGACCAGCTATTGCAGATAGCGAAGCCGGTGATAGAGAAATTGAAAGCCGAATGAGAAATCTTAAAAAGACTGGTCTTTTTGGTGCAGAGATTTCTGATGATAAACAATCTGCTGAATATAGAGAATTAAAAGGTGAACAAGAAAGAAGAAAAGCAGCAAGATCTACAGCATCTCAACCTGCAAAAGCACCAGCTAAACCACCAGTAAAACAAACATCAGGCGGTTCTGGGACAGCAAGTGCAGTTCCAACAGCACAAGAAGTTAAACAAACACAACAAACCGCAGACAATACAGGAAAAGCAACCGCACTCCCAACAAATGTTACAAAATCTGGAATGGGATTGACAGATGAAGATGGTCGTCCAATTTCTGTATCTCCAAAGCCAACAGCAGCTGCTCCAGCTAAACCAGCTGGAGGAAAAGAAGCTCAGTGGAGCATGGATCCTAAACTTATTGCTTTAGGTATTGGTGGTGGTCTGTATGCTGGAAATAAAGCAATTGAATGGGCAAAAAGACAAAGAGGAACTTCCTCAAAACCAGCTGAAGCTCCAAAAGCCGGAGAAGCACCAAAACCAACTGAGGCTGCTAAAGTTGGAGAAACACCAAAACCAACTGAGAATGTTAAAGTTGGAGAAACAACAAAACCAGTTAAAACTCAAAAAACTGGTAAAGCTACTGCAGCAGAAGCACCAGATTTGTTGCGTGTAGAGCCAAATCAAGCTGCTGCTGAAGCTAAATGGGGTGTCGGACAAGCTAATGCAGCTGTCGAAGCTCCTGCTGAATGGAGAACTTCTGGTCAATTTAACACAAGAAGTGTCAGTCCAGAAATTGCAGCCAACTATATTGAAAATCCAATTGATTTTGATGCATCTGGTAAACCAAGTGAAACATTCCCAAGAGTTGGTGGAAGACAACAGCCAGCTAGCAAAGCTGGAATTCAACGTGGCAAAAATACTCCAATGCAAGCTTCATTTGGAGAGCCACCAGTCTCGGCTGAAGCACCAAAAGCTGCTCCACAAGCAGCTGAAGTAGCACCAAAAGCTGGTTCCTATAGCACTGCTGATGGTAAAGTAGTATCTCCAAAATCTACAGGAAAATCTGTTGCTGGTAAAATAGGTAAAATAGGTTTAGATGTAGCAGGTATGATGGCTGCAGATGCTACTGCATCAGAAACTGCAAAAGCAGTAGGTTTTGGTAGAACCGATTCTGCACTTATTGGAAGTGCTGCATCCTTGGCACCTATGGCTGCAAGTGCAGGTACAAATGCTGCCATTGCTGGTGGATATGTTGCTGGTAGACTTATAGATAAAGCTAGTGAAGCATCGGGATTATCAGATCTCCAAAGAGCTGGAATGCAAAAAGCGGCAAATTGGTGGACTGCCGATCAGAGAAAAGGTGTATCTTCAACAGAAGAGGCATCTAAGGCTGCTGCAAAAACTGCCGAAGAAGCCAAAACAGCTCGCTCAAGAGATCTTGAAAAAGGATTTGCATCACCAGAAGAAGCAGAAGAATTTGCTAAAAAGATGAAAGATCCTGAATTCCGCAGAAGACAACAACATGCAATGGGAAATGCAGCTAATGCTGAATTGGAAAAACAAGAAGGCGGATATGCTTTTGCTGCACGCGGACTGGACGCAATGACTGGTAGATCAGGAGATTGGCTAGATCAAAGCGGTGAAGCAATTGAAAATGCAACTACTGCAGCAGTAGACTGGACCAAAGAAAATATTCCTGGAGCAAAATGGGTCGGGAATAAAGCAGGAAGTCTGTTGGGTTGGTTGAATAAATAAAAAAAGTATATAATACATGAAAAAGCTTCCTGCAATAATTAAAACTATTTTAGAAAATCGTTTTAATGAACAATTAAATGGTGATGTTTCTCCTCAATCAGAAGGAAATCATTATAATTTATTTGAATTTGTGGGAACACTTGTTAGGGCTGCAGCAAAAGTTGCAGAAAAAGGTTTAAGTGCTGCAGAAACAGCAGCAGAAAAAGCTGCAGTTCGTGGAATAGAAGGAGCGGGTGAAAGGGTTGTTGGTGGTGCAATAAAAGGTGCCGAAACTGGAGTTGCATCTGCTGCTGAAACGGCATCAAGAGAAGCATTAAAAAAAGCACAGCAAGTTGCTGCTAAACATCTTGAAAATGGTTTACGTGGTGACGCTTTAATTGATGCAATAATAAAAGATACTGGAGCAGTTGATAGTGATATAATGACGCAGGCTGCGGTTGATGCTGCACAACAAGCTGAAGCAAATGCAACTAAAGTAGTTGCTGGAACAATGGCTCCACCAGCTCCTCCTCCAACAAAACCCATTATACCTGAAACTATTCCAGAAACACCGGTTGAAATTCCTTCAACTCCTATTGTTGAACCAAAGACACCACCCTCAAGACCTCCTGTTACTCCAGAAGTTCCTGTTCAACCAAATCCAAAAACACCACCAAAAGTTGAACCAAATCCAAAGGTTCCAGAATTTGAACCAAAACCAAAAGTTGAGCCAGCACCAAAGGTTCCAGAATTTGAACCAAAGCCAAAGGTTGAACCAAAGCCAAGCATTCCAGAAGTTGAACCAAAGCCAAAAGTTGAACCAAAGCCAAAGACTAAACCAGATACGGCAACTGGTGATGAATCTATTACCGATACTGGTGTAGAAAAAGAAACCAAGTTTGATACTCGTACAAAAACCGATGGATCAACTGAAACACGTACTAGAACTGAAACAAAAACAGAAACTAGTGGTGAAACCCGCAACCGCACCAAAACTCGTACAGGTGAAAGAACTGGCGAAGGAACTGAAAAACCTCCTAGACCTGTTAGACCAAAACCAGAGACTCCAAAACCAAGAATTCCTCCACTATTGCCATTTCCTTTTGGTGGTGGCTCACCAGCTGAAAGAGGATCTTCAGATTATGAAGAAGCCAAACGCAGATCTGATATTGATGTAAATCTTGGACTGGAAGCTATTGGTCAGTTTGCACGACGACAAGTTTTAAGATAATTATTGCATAATTTATAATTTGTTGTATACTTATTTGGTGAAATTATATGCATATTATTCCTATAAAAACATTTGTTCATAAACCAATAGAATTCAATGGTGCTTTAAAAGAATTAAGTGTAGATGGTAAACGTCTATATGAAACTCCCGAAGGAGTTTTTCCCTCTGTAACAACAGTAGTTGGATTTCAAAAGCAAAAATTCTTTGCTGAATGGCGAAATAAAAACCCAGAAGAAAGTAAACGGGTAACTTCTCGGGGAACCAAATTTCATTCTATAATAGAACAATATTTGAAGAATGAAGAAATAGATTTTGATAATCTACATTCTAATTTTAAATCTTTATTCTCAATACTTCGTCCTGAACTAGACAAGATAGACAATATTATAGCCTTGGAAACTCCTTTGTGGTCCAAGACTTTAGGGCTTGCAGGCAGAACAGACTGCATTGCCGAATATGATGGCAAGCTATCCATCATTGATTTTAAGGCAAGTACAAAAGAAAAACGAGCAAGAGATATTGATAATTATTTTGCTCAGGCTTGTGCGTATGCACTGATGTTTCAAGAAAGAACTGGAATTATTGTAGATAATTTTGCAATTTTAATTGCTTGCGAAGATGGTCTTCGACAAGTGTTTCAAGATAGACCGATAAAATATGTCAAGCATTTAAAAAGTCTTATTACTGAATATGGAAATTTAAATGGCGTATCGTGAAGAAAAAACCATATGGGATCAAGTGAATAGTCGTGGATCCAAATTATGGATTCAGATGAATGACAGTTCTAAGGCTAGAAAGCATAGAGAACAGTTTATACAAACTCATGGTGGATTCTTTAAACAAGATGGCAGATATTGGGTTTGGGTCAATCCAGTTAAAGAACATAATGGATATTGGCTAAAAAGAGTGGATACAGGGGAAAAAACTTTTTTTGAAAATATGAATGAATTTGCAATAAGTCAGGGAATGACCTCTGTTAAAATTTGTGAACTGTTAAATGGCAAAAGAAAAACCTATAAGGGTTGGACTGCTGTAGAAGTACGAGAAGTTAAGGAAACTATAGGTGCACATGAAAAACAACAAGAACCAAAGAAAAAGAAAATAATCCCTGTCAAAACAGTTGTATTTCAAGATAAAGTCACCAATGAAATATTTACTGTAACAAATTTGAGGCAGTTTTCAATCAACAATGGTTTTGACTATAATAACATTAAAAGTTTGGCCAATGGTAGGCTTAAAAGTGTTAAAAACTTGAAATTATTCAATCCATTGGAAAAATATAAGGATTCTCCAGAGCCTAAATAATTGGAGATGAACTTTAAAACACTTTTATCCCAAATTTTTAATAATGTACTGGTAAATGAAGCAGTACAACAGGCTGGAACCGCTGAAAAGAAAGAACGGGCCAAATCTGCTTCTGGTGACTCCAAAGCCCGTGACGCGGCTCGTAAGCGTATAGAACGGGCTAAAGAAACACCAAGGGAACGCAGACCCAAGCAAGATCTTATTAAAGACGTTGTTTTAGTCAAAACTAAATCGGGAAACGTACAGTTAATTTTTAAAGATTCATTTAATGCTGGGGTGCATGAAAAATTAAATAAAGCTCCTCTTTCCATTGAAGAAGCGCAAAAAGTCACACAAGAGCAAAACTTTGAACAAACCAGAGCTTCCAAGCTTTTGTTTGGTGATGTAAAACAAAAAGAAGGTGGCGAAAAGGGTGACCGCAATAAGAAATCTTCTGAAGAGAAAAAAGAAAGAGAGGAAGCAAGACCTAAAAATCAAGATGAAAAAGAAAGATCCGAAAAGACAAAAGCAAAGAAAATGTCTAAGGATCAAATGTTGCAGGCCATGACTCAAATGTCACCTGAGCAGCTTGTTGGTATGCCTCCTGAATTGCGCGCAGAATATTTTAAAATGATGCGCAAGCCACCTGCTAACAATGACTTTGATAGATTATCATATGAAAATATAACAGTTGAGTATGGGTTGAGCAATACAAGCAATGCTCCCTATAATCAACAAGTTTTAAATGCTCTGGTGTTCTTGGCCAAACTAAAAGTTGGATCCAGCGATCAAGAAATGCAAACATATCTTGCTCTTGCTCCTGATGCAAGAGAGTTTACCAGATCGGCATTCTTCACTGCACGAAAGATTCTTTCTCAAATTGGAGATCAATGTCTTCAAAATCTTTTGACAAATGTTGAAACCACAGGAAAGCCTGTCAATGCAGAAGGTGCGGCTGACATGGAATGTGGTAATTATAAATTCAAGGTTGCTGCTGGTGGAGAAATGTCTCTATCCACAAATCAATTTGATCAATCAAATAAAAACTTTAAAGGATATGTTGCAGCTGCTTTGACCCAAGCATTGAGCAATCCTCAGACAGTCAGCAATGATCCCAAGCTTGCTCAAGTATTCCAGAAAATGCAACAAGGGCAACAATCATTTTCTGAAATTCTTGTTCCAGATGAATTGGTTGGACAGATCAAACAAGATCCAAAACTATTCAAGAAACTTCAACAAATGCAAATCAAGGGACCGGATGGCAAAGTCTCTGGAACAGTTTTTGATGAAGAAGGTAATCTCAATCCATTGGCCTCAGCATCTTCCTATAGTAAAGCATGGGAAGAAAGTGCCAAAGAATTGATGAAAGGCAAAAAGAATACTTTAAAAACCCAAGTTATTGGAAATCTTTTAAAGACTGTTTTGCGTGGAGATAATATTACGGATCCCAAACTTGCTCCAAACCATCTAATAACAGTCAATGGAATTATTCCAATGACCGATGATTATTTTAATACAGTTTCATTGGAATCAACTTTAGATGTAAGCACTGCCAAAGATGTAATGACATCTTCGAATATTGGAACATATAAACCATCTGCAGCAGAAACATTAAAGAAATTTACTACCGTAGTAGAAGCTGTAGAAGAGAAGAAACCATCTCTTGAGAGCATGTTAGTGAAGAAAGGATCAATAGATCCAGTTCAATACATGGTAAACTATTTGGTAAAAAATAATGACTTTTTATTGAATGCAAGTTTACTTCCAGGATTTAATGCCAAAGATTTGAATGCTGTTCAATACAATTACGTCACCGTTGGCAATAAGACAACCAAGATTCCAGTATTGAAAGGTGAAAACATCACCAATGAAGTTCTTGGAGAAGCAGCAATATTCATTAATGATCTGTTGGTCGAATCTCTTACAAACAATTTTGTATTGTCAAATCTATTAAGAAACGAATTGATAACAGATAGTGAAGCAGGAATTATTCTTGACTCTAGAACTTCCTTGAATGAAAGTCATGAACCATTCATGATTAACTTCCAATCAATCTACCACAATGCAGTTAACCGCATGGCAGAGTACCCAGAACTCTTGGAAATGTTAATTAATGAATTGGTAGCTGAAGAATACGAGCGAGATTATAAAAAAGAATATCGCAATTACCACGGTAAGCCCAAACAAAGAAGAGAACGTGCAGCCAGAACAGCAGCACGAGAACTAATGAAAAAGAAGGGTCGTGCTAAAAAGGGAGATGGCAAAGATATTGACCATAAGAAACCCCTTCGCAGCGGTGGCTCTAAAGGTATAAATAATTTACGTGTCAGAGATAAATCCTCTAATCGCTCGGATAACGGTCACAAAAAAGGTGAGACTCAAAATAAAGGCAGCTGGAAATGATTTCAAAGTATCTAAAATCTATAACAAAAAAAATATTAGATAGAAATAATTCATCAAGATATACGATGAATGAATCTTCAGTTCCTTTTGTTGTAAACAATAAAAACATGGTCATTCCCATGACTTGCAAGTCCATACAAGCAAATGATCTAATTCCCGGTGACATAATGGTTATGGAATCTGGTGAAATTTTTAATATTAATGCTATTGAATTAAATGAAGATAAATTAATATTAAACACTGTCGATCAGAATAAATGTGAACGTATCAAGATAATGGAAACAAATTCTATTATTGGAATACTTGGAACAGACTTGAACGAAGATTTTGATGAAGATGGTTCGCAAGTTGAAATTTATGAAGACACTAAGAGAAAAGTAAAATTAAACAAGATAATGAAGGGTGATGTAAAGAAGTACAAAGTCTATGTAAAGAATGATAAAGGTAATGTTGTAAAAGTAAATTTTGGTGATCCTAATATGGAAATCAAAAGAGATGATCCAGGACGCCGTAAAAATTTTAGAGCTAGACATAATTGCGACAACCCAGGACCAAGATGGAAAGCCAGATACTGGGCATGCAAAACTTGGAGTACTCAATCAGTAACATCCATGTTAAAAGAAGATACAGAACCAACCATAAAGCCCAAACAACCAAAACCTTGGGTAGAGCTAGCTTACAATATAACAAATAACACGATTAAAAACCTAAATGAACAGGTTTACAATCCAGATTTGTTTGGGTTAATAAAAAATAGGACTAAATAAAGGAAAGCCATGAAATTTAAATCACTCATCAAAAAAATCGAAACTTTAGTAGAAGACGCAGGAGAACATACCTTTGGAGGTGGTCTCTATATCGGTGACCCCCAAGGAAAGATGGGTGAATCACCTTTAACCGATAAGGGAACATTCAACCTAGCTCTTCCAAGACAAATTGATGCAATCAATGCTATGCTTTATACTTTCTCATGCAAAGATTACATTGATCCCGACAGCATTCTTGCTGTTGTAAAACAAAAATTAAACATTTTTGGTCTTGATTTTGCAGCACCAAATCGCAGTGTATCAGATGGTCTTTCCACATTTGAACTCGTTCAATACGGAAGCCCTCAGCTTGGAGTCTATGGCCAAAACCCATATGACGATGTTAACAAGACTGGATTCAAGCAAGGCGATGGAATCAAGGAAAAACTAGGACATTCTTTGTCTCTTTCAATGAATGTTGTCAAACAACCAAATCATTTGAGAAAAGTAATGCTTGTTATCGTGCCAACTGAAACTTCTTCATATAATACAGATAGCATGAATTATGATTGCGGATGCGAGCACTGAACCATTAATGTTAGACAATAACAAACCATTGACAGAAGATACTTTTTTAGAATTCTGTCAAACTTGTTATTTCAACAAAGAGTGCAGTGGCAAAATAGAATTCATGGATGATCTAAAACGTATCAAATACGTTAAAAGATTACTTCAAAAAATTCATAAACACAAAACTCTCAAATCAATACGTGAAAGACTTATAATAAATCATATTATAATTTTACGAAATGTATTTGGTGAAGAGAATACTGCAAGAATTTTAATATTTAAAGTTGAGCCGCGTTTATATTCTTATTTGAAATCCTTTTTGGTATTCTTAGAATTTAACATAAAAAATTTACCAGAGGTAAAGTATTCAGAATTGAATACCGATCCAAGAGTAGATCGAAAGTTGTCTCAGACAGAAAAATAAATATTATAGATGAACTCTCCTCAATACATTCCATCATTTTATTTTTATAAGTTTGCTCAAGGAGTCTCGGAGCCTTATACAGCCCTACAAGCATACCGTGGTGGTGCTATTGACCAGAATGGAAATATTCTAAAAGCGGAAAGTAGCATTGACCCACTAGAATATCTTATTATAAAATTAAAGAAAATCTTTGATGAGTTGCCACCTGGACTCACAAAAGCCAAGCTCAACAACTATATGAGCACAATGCAATTATTTGGTGAAGAAGTCAAACAGATTGGCATCACTGATTCAGAATATATTGGATTAGTAGAAAGCTACATTGCCCTTCACATCGATCCATCCGTCAGCTACATGGAGCTCTGCGAAGATATGGCAGCTGGTGGCATGGGAACTCCGGGAACTTCTACCGGCTATAACACTGGTTCTGTGTCTGGGTATGATCCTGCAATGGGAACAACAAAAAGAACCACTCCAATTCTAAAAGGTCTTGATAATTGTGAAATGTTTGATGTTTGCCCAGAAGAAATGGGACATTTTAAAAGTGCTAAGGCATGGAAACATGTTCCAGATACTGAAACAAAAAACTATCTTCAAAGATATCAAAGACGAAATCCAAAAGCACATATGGCAGTTAGATCAGTAGATCCCGATACAGGAGAAAGTGATCTATATTGGATTAACTTTAAACCATTGAGCTTCATGGAAGAATATGGTTTGGAAGAATTAGATATTTTAAATGAAGAGAGTGCAGTTGCAGACTATACAGATAAAACAACTGATAAAGATAAAAATGTTGCAGTATTGACAAATACACAAGAATCAAATTATGACATACCAGAACATCTTCATTCAAAAGTAGCAGATTTTATTAGTACATCTTTAAATATGAAATATAGAACTAAAGAAAACAAAGATGCTGGTCGTATAATTGATAGGAAAGATTCACATGGTGCAGAACTTCACGCCAGAATGCTTTTATTTGCCAACGGCTTGGAAGATATTTCAAAAATACCTGATACGGCAAAGAGACACGAGACTTTTTCAAATTTTATTAATGCAGTTCATGGCGGAAGACATAAGAATCCTTCTGTTTCAGATCAACGTTCCAAAGAAAAACACCCAGATGCATGGGCCTATCACCCTGAAAATGGTATAATAGGAGCAGAAATTAAAACTGATAGATACGAAGGAAGTTTTCCAACTAAACTTTCAAATACAGCATCCTCGGAACAAATAGAACAAGAAAAACAAAGGAATATAAGTAACATCCAAAGTCAATGGAAAAATGGAGTTGTTGTTCAAAGAAAAGCTTCTGGCAAATTCTTTAAAGTTTCACCCGAAAATATTACAGGACTTTGGGCTGAACATCCTGCACGTGTTAAATCAAGAAAACGTGGAAGCTCTGTTAAACAAGAAAATAAAGAAACTGCAGGAAATGTTTTAAAAATAAAATCTTTTAGAAGTTTGACATCAAAAAGAGAAGATCCTTTAAAAATAAGTAATCAAACTATAGAATTACTTAAACAGCATACAAATTCAGAGCACCATGATTTGTTAAGTGGAATACTTGGGGTTCATGTATAAAACCCCCTTTCGGGGGTTTTATTTAATCCTGAATAAAGTTCTTACAACACTTTGGCTTTGAACATCCAGAACTTGCTCTGGCTTCATTAATGATCTTAGTGTGGGCATCTTCCCAACCAGCAAGCCATTCTTGCCAGTAGACAGAATTTGACTCATATATGTTGGAAGCTTTGTCTCCACCATTCATTCTGGTATCGTAACCCTTTTTATATGCTGAACCGGGAATGTAATCTGTCATGGTTTATCCTTTGGATCAATTGGAATCATAACAATCTGACTAAGAAGCTTGTCAAGCGCCTTAACGTGAGCACGTTGCTCAGTAATGTTTAGATATCCACGAATTTCAATAAGCTTTTCATAATCCTCACGCGAGAATGTAGTTACATTCTTTGCAGGCTGTTGCTTTTTCATGGGACGACGATTGTTCATGGGATTCTTGGGGCGATTGTTCTTGCTCCATTCCTTCATGATGTCATCGATGTTCAGGTACTCTTTCATGCTTTCAGTGAAGTCTTGCCCACTGTTAATGTCGTTCCACATCTTGCGGAACTCTGGACCCATGTTGCCATAAAAGAAGAACCCATTAGGATTGTTGTTTGGGTTGTTGGCGTCATCATCGTCGCCATTCTGCCAGTTTTTGAAATCATTAAAATCTGAATTATTCATATTTTTCCTCAGTTAGTGTCAAAAATTTGTTCGTAAACTACCTTGCCCCGATTGTCTGTAACAGAGACATATCGAACGTGACGGCTCATTGCGTCACTGATATTTAGGGGATCCTTTGGACCGAATGCCATGTGCTTGATCCAAGCAGGGCAACCACCAAGGGAAATACGAACTTCGGCACCAGTTGCATCAGTACCATAAAAATCAAATGCAGCCTTCTCACCATCATAATAGGTGAAAAAGCAATCAATAGAATCATACTTCTTGCGAACATCCGCAAGAGTCATTTCTGTAGCGGTTTTAGCCATTAGGCAATCTCACTTGCTTGATTGAAATAGGTAGTTGGCCATTCGCGTCAAGCGCACGAAGAGTGCCAACTTTAGCCTCCATGAGGCTCTTGTGACGGTTATTACGAAGACGGGTTTTGCGCTTTCTATGCGCCCGAGCAGTTATACGTTGTTTAGAATTAGGCATATGAATAGTATACTCTTTATTTATGGCGTGTCAAATAACAAAACCCCTTTTGAGGGGGGTTTCGGGTCGATTCAGATGCGGGAGACCAAACCCCACTGCTTTAAGCAGCCATTGCTAATTGGTTAGCAATTATTTTTTGCAACTGTTTATTTACGACACTTGTTACCCGTGTCGGGTATCTCCTTCTTCATTACTTTGCGCCAATCTATTCCTTTCGACCCCGTGACCCGAAGCCTAGGACTTCGGGAAATGCCCCGCTGCTACGAGGACTTGGCTCGCCGTTTTCAGAGGATTGCAGATTCTCTGACTTAGGCTAATGGAGTCGGGGGGATTCGAACCCCCGTCTTGTACGCATTTCAATCCAATATCAACAATACCATTTTTATTTAGTGCGAGCGGAAGGATTCGAACCTTCGTAGACATAAGCCAACAGATTTACAATCTGTCCTCGTTGACCGCTTGAGTACACTCGCTAAAGTCGGGCATTGAATCCTTTTTCCAGCCCTGATCAAGGTCTGGGAAGTATAGTACTAGCCCTGCGCGTTCTTCTAAGGTATCCCGCGCCCCACCTCTGATTACTGCTAGGGTATCAGTTATCCCTATACAGTTTTATAGTCTTTAATTGTCAAAAGCGAACGATGGGATTCGAACCCACGACCATCGGTTTGGAAAACCGAGACTCTACCACTGAGTTACATTCGCAAAAATTTACTTCTTAACCTTTTTTGATTTCTTCTTTTTCTTGAAGATTGCTTCAAAATTCTTACCATATTGCTCCAAATTTACAGGTCTTGGAGAACTTCCTTTTCCAGCACCATGTGATCCGTAATCCATGTCACTAGTATATATCGTATATAACAGAAGTCAAATCTAAATATTGATATGAAGAACAATAAAGGTTATTACGGTTGGATTCATTCCTTAAATCAAGCTGCTATGCAATCACAACAAAATGGTTTTCGTATGATTAACGAAGCCAAGGCTGCAAAGATTACAGATCCTGCTCAAAGAGCCAAATTGATGGGTCAAATGCCCGTAGCAGCTCCTGTCAATCCAGAAGCACCAAGTGCTCATCCAGCCGATGTAATTGACACAATTGCTCGTCTTGGCAAAACATCTGCATCCACCATTGCACTGGCTGATGGTGATGTCGGAGCTTATGCAAATCTTAAAAGAATGAAAAATGCGGAAAGATTGGCTCAACTAGCGCAAAATACTGGTAAAATTGATGCCAAGCCAGATGGCAATGCAAATGAAGTTGCTGCAGACGGACAAGATGGTGTTATGGCTGATCCAGATTTATCTGATTTTGAAGATGAAATGTCTCAGGCCGCAGAAATTCGCAAAGATGCTTTAGCCAATAAAGCAAGACGCGAACAAGAAGATTATCCTGAAGAACCAGAAAACGATTATGATTATGAGATTCCTACTGCTAACTGGAAAACAGTAAGAGAATCAATTATATCTAAAATTTCAAAAATGATGAATGAAGGTTAAAGATCGGGATACCCGATTTCTCGGGACCATTCCCATTCTTGCCAGATCATTTTAGCAAATTCGTCGTCAGGATCATGACGACGAATTTCTAGTTCTGCTAGACCTTGTGCTGAGATGGCTGCATCCATTTCCCATGATAACCAGAACCATTCACCCTTTTTAAGGATTTGATTGGTTATCAGACAACGGATTTCTTTGGACATATTAAGTCACAGTGTAGAAGGTAATACCTGCTGCGCTTCCCTTTGGGGAAGTATCCCAAGAATAAAGATAAATTGGGATTAAAGTGCTGCTAGAAGCAGCAATTTGCATTATAATATCTGTAGTAGCACCTGCCGGGGTCAATGCGGTATAAGTAAAGTTTACTGCACTTCCGGTTGTATTGACAACTAAAGCACCTTCATTATTTAACCAAGTATTACCGTGAGTACGGATGGGAAGTTGATTGATTTTTCTATAGGTTCTCATAATATTATTTATTTAAAAAAGAAGTAGTAGTCCAGTATCAGATGTAATATCATCGGCAGTATAAGTTAATTTTATTAATCTATATGGATACCATAACCAAGAATCTTTTCCTGTTGATCCTTTACATAAACTATGACCCCCAGCAGATGACAAGGTTATAGAATTATTTGGTATTGTTAGTATAGAAAACCCGGAAGTAGCCGCATTACCACAAATGGATTGTGCACTATTTATTATCGCATTAGAAGAAGTTCTGCCACCTTTTGCAATATGATTTGTCAAAGTTAATTCAGTTCCGGCAGATGTATAGAATGTTGCAGAAATTAAAGGATAATTTGTATTCAATCCATCAAAAGTAGAACCAATTCTTACTGCAAATGCTTTTGGCCATCTATAGCCTGAAACATCTTTAATAATAGTTCCACCACCCTGTAAGTTCATTTCAGATGAAAGATTATAATAAATTACTTTTTTGTAGGTTCCATCAATCATTCTACACTATTTAGACTATCCTTTATGGTCCAAAATTGATCCAATTCTTCTTTAGTTTTGGCATAACTGACCATCCAGATACAGTGGTATCTTCCATGCGGAATAGACTTACAGACCCCTACATGGTAACCAGAGCCTTCATTATATTGCGAAACGACTACCTTATATGGAGTTTTTGATTCAACTTCATTTATAAAATTTTGAACATACTCTGGATAGATTTTTTTAGGAATTACCACAGTCTTTTTATTATATTTGCGCTTGGGCTGAGTGGATGTTTTTCGGTGTCTGGGCATAAATATTATTATGAAAGATATAAAAGAAGGAAATCTCTATAACGTTGAAACTTCTAAGATGTCACCCAATAGAAGTTCAGAGTTAACCGATGTGAATAAAATTATGATGGATCAATTTTGGGAGGCTATGTCCAGACAAGGAATATCTCCAGAAAAAGCCAAAGAAATTGCTAGGACAACTTTTGGTGATCAATCGCAGACACCCAAAGTTTGAGCTAATTTTTTGGTAGAAGATTTAAAATGACCATCAAAAAGATTCATTAGTTCTTCTTTTCTCTTGATGAGTTTATTATAATCTTTTTGGGTTTCTTTCCCGTCAGTTTCCAGTCTTCCAAGCCTGTAAAGAACCTGGCCATACTCATAAATAAGTTCTTCCAAATCTTTGTTGCTCATAGTCTAAATATTATACACGGAACCGTTTGAAAGTCAAATAATGCATCCTATATTACTGAATACAAACATTTCTCAATCAGGTATTACTGCAGCAACACCTTTATATGGAGTAATGGATCAATCTCCTTATGGTTACTGGAATCAGGGATTGACTTGGGGAAGCCAACATGGTTTGACATATATGTGGCCGATGGTTCATTATACCATATACGGTAGCTGTGGACCGAGATTAGTTGATTTAAATAATGGTGTTTTTCCAACATCAGATGGAGCAGTTTTTGTTACAGCACAAGATTGGCCTGGAATTGGACAAGATCCATATACTCCAGGTGAGATTAATGGTGCATGTGGTCCTTGGAACACATCAACGGGATATATTGGCTTGACATTTGGCGCTACTGGTTTTTTGGATATTAGAACCGCTCAAAGAATTGTAAGTGAAAATAGATGGATTCCAGAAAAATATAGAGTATTGTCTCCATATAGAATATGGAGATTTATAACTTCTACAACTGGTATACCAGGAACAGAAGACATAACTTTAACTTCAGGATTAAAAAAATCTCATTGGCTAAAACGTAAAATGTCTTTTTTACGAGCCGAGTTAAAAGCTTTTTGTTCATATACGGGATCAACAGGTTTTTTCTTTGGTGGCGGTATTGAAAACGATGATGAATTTTATCAAACTTATAGTTTTCCTAATTTAAATGATGATCAAAATTTTAAAAATTTATACGTATATGCAAATAATTCACCTACTGGAAGTTCTTGGTATGCTTCATTTTCGGGACAATCGGCAGCACCAGATTCATTAATAGCAGAAGGTATAACTTCTTTTAGGGCATTTCTTCTTACAAGAGGATGGACTACTGATCCTTCATCATTTAAATTTATTGATGGTATTACAGCGCAAGGTTCTGCTGGTGTTTCGGGAAATATCGCTGCAGCCAATTCAAGAGATATGTGGCTAGGAAACGAATTTGCTTATGCATTAAAAGATTGGACAGCAGCTCACTGGCAAGATTTATTTGATGATTTTAAACTTTATAATAATCATTTAGCCGATAATAATTTATACGGTTCTTATGGATATTATTATACTAATGCAGGTATTTCTGGTTATAGATTATTAAATCCATCTCTTCCAAATTCAACATTTTTAACAAATTTATTTAATATCGGAAGCACTGATGCCATTCCTTATCCATTGTCTCCATCTACTAAAATGGCTGATGCAAACATGCGGAGGTATTATTCTTATGATACTTTTAATCCAAATTGTGCATTTCCTGGTAATGTAGGTTATAGAATACCAGGATCAATTTCTAGTATTAATACATATGGAGCCTTTCCTGGACCAAGTGTTTATAATGGTGGATATGTATTAGATAGAACATTAGATTATAAAGGAAATTCATATAATTTTGCAAATAATGGAAATACCTATGGCATAGGAATGATATATGGATTTATGATGGAGCAGCAATACTCCTCACTTGGTTCGCCACTAAGCACACCAGCCAAAAAATGGATACCAGCCAATTATCTTGGTACAACAACAGGATTACCAAGATTAGTAGATTGTGCAACATGTGCGGAAACAATAGGAATATGTCAGTTTAGACAATTTGATTTGACTGGATCTAGCGGTTCTACTTTTCCTATTGCTATAAAAGCAGGTTTTGATAGATCGCCAGAATTACAATCTTGGCATTTGAATCCTGTATGGGGAATTACATTTATACCTGCTACTGCATCTTATGGTCCAGCAAATTATATTCCTATATCTATTTCGGATATTATAACTGGTATAACCTATGGAAGAAAAACTTTAGAAGCTCTTGGTGGAAAAACAACATGGGTTGCTAGTCATTTTGATGCTTGTATGAATCCATATCCTGGAAATACTTTGCCAGCAGGAAGTCTTTATAATCATTATTGGTCAAACTGGTATCCTATGCACTTTATTGCCTTGTTACAAAATGTTTCTGAAGGAAGACATCTTGCTGTCAATAATGTAACTAGAGCAGTCGATCAAAGAAATAATCCAAGCAAACAAGTTCCCAATTCTATTTGGAATGGAATTCAAAAACCAATAAATGTTTGGATAGCAAATCAAAAATGGTATAGTGTAGATCCAAAACTAGATTCAAATTATTATATTCCAACAGGATTAACTTTTGGATATTATATGGAAAGTACTATGGCAACAGGGAATACATTCCCTGTTGGTGAAGCAGGACCATTATATTATGAAAATATTCGTCATCAATATTTGAATAAAGTTGGAAGATATTCTTATTGGGGTATTTTTTCCTATACATGCGTTACAACATCCGTAGGAGGTCAAGTACCTGCTAATAATCAAACATTCCCAAGAAGAATGCTTCCACTAAATACACAAAATCCACAATTACCAAATGGATTGACATCATATGGAATTTGTGGTGCTATGGCCATGGCACTTGTTAGAAAAGTTAATACAGTTATTGGTGAATGTGATACTTTAGGTAATGGAATGGTTAAAGAAACTGTTAATCTTGCACCAATAAACTTGGATGAAAGAACTTACTTAGCTTCTGGTGCTCAAAAAATTGATGGAAATTTCTTGTGGAGAATTACCTTTGCTAATCCAGCAACAGATCCATCACAAATCATAATTCGTGGTTCATGTTCAGGAATAACAACTGGATATAATGTAAGTGGTATAACTGATTACATTAACAATTCAAATAATAAATTCGGTGTCTGGTGGACAACGGGAAATCTGGAATATCCAATTGTTGATAATCCTCCAATCCCAGAAGCACTCAGATTTAATTTAGTAAATCTTCCAGAAAATCCAAAATTAATGTTTAATGCAGCTACAACTGCTGAAGCTAGACAGGCAATACCGAAAGATTATGTAAATCCAGATTTGTTTTGCATTATGTATCCACCCTATGGTTATTGGAGACAAGCAGAACGTTGGGGAAGTCAAAATGGTTTGACTTATATGTGGCCTGTTATGAGTGTTATAAAAGGAAGAAATGGACCAAGTCAAAGTAATTTGAATTCAGGAATATTTCCACCTAACGCAGGTGTAGATCAAGGTTGGACTGGTGTTGGATTTAATAATGATCCAGATGTTGATATTGATATGTCAGTGGCACCATGGAATTCGGCCACAGGATATATTGGTTTGACATTTGGTGCAACCGGATTTTATTCAAAATCCGGTTTAGATAGATTTGCTCAAGATTATGCGTGGATACCAAACAAGTATAGAGTTTTGATGGCCGACAGATGGTGGAGAGCACAAACAAATAGTCCACTGCCAGATACTGAAATTATTACCATGTCAAATGGTAATACTATTAAAAGTCCATGGTTAAAACGTAAAGTTAACTTTTTACGTACAGAATTAAGAGCAATATATGAGTATTTGTCTGGAAAAGGTTTTACTATGGCTCATATTGATTTTGATGATGAACTTTATAATTCTCTTGGTGATGACATAGGAAATATTCCAGCTAATGGTGATTCAAATTTTTATTTGAAATATCTATATCCCAATAATGGAGCAACTGGATCAAAATGGTATGCTAATTTTTATGGATCATGTGCTGCTCCTGATTGTCTTATTGTTCGCGGAATTACTTCAATGCGTTCGCACCTTTTGACTAAAGGTTTTACAACAAATCCATCAAATTATCGTTATGTTGAAGGATTGACTGCTATATCTGGTCAAACACAAGCCGATGGCAATATTGCTATGAGTGGATCACCATTTCAATTTTTAAAATGGGAGTATATATCAGCAATTCAAGATTGGTATGCTGGGCATTGGAATGATTTTGTTGATGATTTTAAATTATATAATGGTATTAGTGCTGATAACTCTTTATCTGCCGACTATGGATATTTTAAATTAAATAATGCAGTAATTAATTTTACAGACCCATCATATACAAATAATTTTTATGTAAACAATAATCGTTTATCAAATTCATTAAACCGTACAAATTCTGATTATGTTCCTTATGTTACAACAGTAGATCCTGCAAATAAAAACAGCAGTAAACCTGTATTTGATTATTATGCATATAATGATGCATATAGTTTAGATAATGCCAATCATCTTCTTACCGAACAAGTAGGAGATGTTGGATCAATTCATACTTATGGTGGTATTTTACAAGAAGTGGATCCAGCCAGCAATGCTCCAAGAATTATTGATAGAAATTTAAATTGGAGAGGTAATACATATGGGCTTATAACTAATGGTATTACTTATGGTAAAAATGTAGGTAACTGGTATTGGAATAAGTTTGCAGTTATAGCCAAATATGGTGCAAATTCTCCTGAAGCAAGTCTTAATTTTGCTAAAAAGTTTTTTCCTGCAGGATGGCTTGGTTCAAATGCAGTAGCACAATTAAAACAATTCCCATCATGTGGAGAAATAATGGGTCAAACTGGATTCTTTATGTATGATCCAACTGGTGCAAATGGATCTGTTGCAGCCAATAGTGTAAATGTTAGTTTTGACAGAACACCACAATTTGTTTCATGGCATTTAAATCCTGTATGGGGAATCAATATTAGTAGATTTTCTTCGGGACAAGTCAGTGGACCAGCAAACTATTTACCAATTCATGGACCTGATATTTATTCTGGATTGACTTATGGAGCAAAAACAGTATTTTACATGTCTATTGCAAGTGATAAGACAACAATACCAAGTGATAAATTGGACCCCTGTGGCAATCCATTTCCAGCAGTTAATTTGCCTGCGGGAACAATTTATAATAATTATTGGACAAACTGGTATCCTATGGCCTTCATGACATTGCTTATGGATGTAAAATGGGGTAGACAAGTTGCCAAATGTAATGTAGCAAAAGCAGCATATGAGAGAAAAGATCCAGCCAATAATCCAAAAATACCAGGATCAAAATGGTATGGAATACAAAAACCAATTAATACATGGATTGCACATCAAAAATGGACTAATGATGATCATTTTGATTTAACTAGTAATAGCACAGTATTATCATCTACATATTATCTTCCTCAAGGTATAACTTTTGGTTATCGCACTAGAACAAATTTTGATGCAACACAATTAGATGGATTTACATTTATATATGGTGAAGCAGGACCAATGTATTATGAAAATATTCGCCATCAATATTTGAATAAAACGGGAAGATATAGTTATTGGAATCCAGTAATTTATGATATGACATCATCTGATGGTACGCCTTTGGCCTACATGAATGAATCAATATGTTTTGGTGGTCGAAGATATACACAAGCTCAAACATCTCCTCAGAAATCGGGCGGTCTAACCTGTTTGGGTGTGTGTGGTGCAATGAGAATGGAACTTGCAAGAAAAATCAATACCGTTATTGGTGAATGCCAAACACTTGGAAATGGTACTGTATGGGAGACAACATATCTTGCTCCAATGAACATGGATGAAAGATCATATCTTATTTCTGGTGCACAGAAAGTAGATGGAAATTATCTTTGGAGAATTACATTTGCTCATCCTGCCACACAATCTCCAATTATTGTTCGTGGATCTGTAAGTGGTATCACAACTGCTTATAATGTCAATGGAGTTACAAATTATATCAACAATCCAAATAGCAAATTTGGTATATGGTGGACTACTGATCGTTATGAAGTTCCTATCGTACAAAATCCACCTGTATCTGAAGCTGAAAGATTGGGTGTATTAAATCTTGCAGAAAATCCTGCATTTGAATATAATCCATTTACAATGACTGAAGCAAATCCCAGACCAAAGATTAATGCTTTTGCTTTTAATTGGCCATTTGATACTGGTTCCGACACTACAACCCTAAATAATTGGGCAGCAAATGTAAATCTATTTGATTACGTTAGTCCGCTTGCATTCTTTACTCAACGAACACTAAATGATGATTGGAAGGATGGTATAGGATAATGGGTGGATTAAGTGCAGCCATTTCACGATTGTTAGCATTGCCAAAAAATAAAAGAGCAATAGAACCATATTCTTTTGCTTTTGGTTATTGGACTTTTAATTCGGACAAAGGAATAACTGGATCATCTGGTGGACAGACTTTTTATACTGATCTTGGAGTAGCAGGATTTTGTGCTGGAGTTTGGTCTACACCATGGGCCAATAATGGTCTTTCATTAGGTAAAGCTGCTTGGAATAAAGTTTTAGATGCTATTGGTAATTCTGGTGGTGTTATTGATTGGTTATTTGCTGATGTTGAAGTAGATACTACTGGAAATGGCGACTTTACTAGTTTTACAATAACAGGTATTACTGGTTTAACCGCAGCATTTGCAAGAAATTCAAATTATACGCAGTCATGGAATGGAGTTACTTCTTTAAGTGCACAAATGGCGGCAGAAGGTGCTACAATTGATAAAATAAAATTATCAGCAGCACAATCATATGATTATGTTGTTTGGAATAAATCTGTCGAAACTTTTAGAAATAAATTAATTGATAAAGTTTTATGGGAACCAACAGTAGCAAGATATCCATCTGCACAAGGAAGTAATTATGATGCATTTTACAGTGGAAGCACTTCTGATGCTCCACCAGATTTAAATGGTCATCCAGAATATCGTTCCAATATGGTTGGTAATGCCACATCACCAGTTTTATATGGAGAAATTGATACTATTCAAACAGGATGGCAAATTAGTACATCCGATTCAACCCGATTATTACCTGGAGCAACTACAAATCCTGTATATACAGTTTCTAGAAGTCCTTGGAGTAGTTTTTTAATTACTATGCAAAAATTGCGTTCAGCAAAAAGAAATGCTCCAAATATTCCTTTAACTCCTTGGATTGCATCTCCACTTTATACAGGGGGTGGTACATCAGATAAACCACCACCAGTAGGATTTGCTGATGTAAAGGCTGGATGGAATGCAAATGTAGGACAAACTTATAGTGCAGCAGGAAATTCAGCATATTATTATGAATTAGTAAGACATGCTGCTTTACATGGAGTAAAAGCATTTGGTTATTTTAATGATTATGGCACAAATGCAAGCGGCATTACTGCGATGGCATTACTTCTTAATAATACATTAACCGAAATAAATTCTAGAATTGGTGGATTTACTTTAGGAGTTGCATCTACAAATACCAGTAGAGTAGACTGGTTGAGCAAATATCTTGTAAGTGGTGCGCCAGCATATTATGGTTCAACATATTGGTGGAGAGTTACAGTAAAATCGGGAAATACTTTGTCAGTACAGGGCACAACATTGCCAGGTCCATCTGGTAATGTTGGTATGTGGGTGGAAACAGTTGGTAATACTCTTACAGGAATTACAATTCTTTAATACTAAATATTTTAAAGGAACTTTTATGGACCCAATTATAAATCAAATCAATCAATTAGTCAGACAAATCGAAGAGTTAAAAGAACAACTAGAAATTTCTGATGAAATTATTGATACTATTTTTGAAGAAACCGATGAATTACTTTCCGAAGAAGTTCTTTCCGAAGAAGAAAAAAAGAAAAAGAAATGGATTCAAGATGCCATTAAAAAGCCCGGTGCGCTTCATAAATCTTTAAAAGTTAAATCAGATAAAGATATTCCTGTTGGTAAATTAGAAAAAGCTGCCAAAAAAGGTGGTAAGCTTGGAAAGCGTGCTCGTCTTGCATTAACTTTGCGCAAACTAAACAAATAATAAATAATATTATGAAACACTTAGAAAATTACTACCGTAACCTTTGCGAACAACTTCAACAACAAATTGCTATTCTTGAAGCCAAGATCAAAGATAAGAAGAAGGACAAAAAGGATTCTAAAAAAGGTTCTAAGAAAGAGAAGATGGCCGACAAGGATTATGATGGAGATGGCGAAGTAGAATCATCAAAGGATGAATACTTTGGTTCTAAGGACAAGGCTATCAAAAAGAAGATGGCTGAAAAGAAGAAGATGATTAAGGAAGGCCGTGAAGTTCATGGTGGTATTATGAACTACGGTGGATTCCCCAGAGTCATCAAAGAAAATGCAGTAACAAAAGATTTTCAAGATTCATCAGAAGATGGTCAAGTCAATGTTGCTACAAAACCAAATGATGAAGAAATTACATGGAATGCCAAAGCATATGGCACACCATATCCATCAGAATCCTTTGCTGCTGCTGCTTCAGCTGCCATAGCTGCTGGTGATGTAGTAGGAAAGCTTCATGATAGAGCTAGAACTGCAATGGGTCCAAATTATCAACAAAGAGGCTTTTTGCAAGATCCCGCATTTTTAGCTGCACGTGAAAAACAATTAGCAGCTCAAGCAGCAATGAAAGCACATCCACATTATGGTGAAGCTCAAAAAGGTCATCCCTCAACTCGTAGAGGTCCGTTGACTCCTGACGAACAAACTGAACTTCGTGGCTATGGACTGCCTGGTTCTGGTTCTAGATGGACTGGTGACTAATCCCCTGTAAAGATCGCAAGATCTTTCGACCCCTTCTAATCTCTGCGCAGAAGGGGTTTTTCTTTCCATAAATAATTGTATGATCAAGGCTGTAGGCGACAAATTCTATGTTTTAGATTCAACTGGTAAGAAAGTTCTTGGAAAACATTCTTCCAAGGAAAAAGCTGTTGCTCAATTGCAGGCGATTGAAATATCAAAGCATGAAAGAAATGAATCCAGATTAGTAAAGTTTTCTGATTTTCTTAGAGAAGAATTAAAAACTACACTTCAATATCACCAAGAATTAAATCCGTTGATTTGGAATGGATTTGAATTAAAAGATGATGTACGAAAGAAATTAATTGAAATAGGCCAGACCTGGATTTCCTGGGCCAATATACCAGTTGAAGCAGTCAAGGACATGATTCTAGTTGGTGGAAATGCAAACTATAATTATACACCACAATCAGATATCGATCTTCATATTCTGGTGGATGTAGATGCCATTCCAAACTGTCCAGATTTTATAGATGATTATCTCAAAGATAAAAAACAACTTTGGTCATTGACACATGACATAAAAATTCATGGTAATGATGTTGAGATATATGCTCAAGATATGAATGATGGATTTCCAAAAGATCAAGGAGTATTCAGTTTAACTGATAACAGCTGGATTGCTGAACCTGTCAGTCAAGAAGTCAATCTTGAAAATCCACATATTACAAAGAAGGTTCAGGAATATATTGATCAGATTGATTCTTTGATTGCATCCAATGCAGAAGATGAATCATTCCAAAATCTCAAAGACAAGTTCAAAGATATGCGTTCCTCTGATATAAAGAAATACGGTGAGTTCTCACACGGAAACCTTATATTCAAAGAACTTCGCAATCTTGGTTATCTTGATAAGATGAATGATTACATCAAGAGCAAACAAGATCAAAATTTGAGTCTTTAAGTTCGTTCGACCATTTCAACCCAGTCCTGATGGATTACATGGTCTCCATTGTAACCATCCTTGATCTTGCCAACATCCCACCAAATGATATCTCCTACCTTGATATCTTCTGTAAGCTTGTTTCCAACAGAAAGAACCTTGGCAGGAATAATTCTTGACTTGGATTTTTCTTGAAAGATGATGCCGGCTGCAGTGGTCTTTTCACCACCAATTAATGCTTTTGCGACAATCCACTTACCGATAGGTTTCATATTACTCATGTTATTTCTTTCTTGAATCACGAATCATACACCAAATGCCATAGCCGATTAACCAAAATCCAGCTATGGCTCCAACAGCACATATAGACAATACTATAATTTTCTCAGTCATAATTCCTCAGATAGGATTCGAACCTATACAAAGAGATCCAAAGTCTCTGGTGCTACCATTACACTACCGAGGAGTGAATTTTAGCGCAATAGTTATTCATAATAATTGAACTTGCGCAACCAACATTGATGCTTCTTACAGATCCATATTGCGGGATATACAAGACATCATCACACATACTTAGCACATCCATAGGAACACCAATCTGTTCCTGGCCAAAGATCATAATATAATGCACATTTGGATCAAAGTCAAATGCATTTACGTCTTTGGCTTCAGGAATATTGTCTATTCCAATTAGTCTGATTGGTCCTGATTCTTGCTTGGATTCAAAATAAGATCCAAGAT